ATTTGATATTTTGTCTCTAAGTATTAATAATATAACATAATTAATACTATTTATGTTATATTATCTATTATATAACATATACTATTTTAGATAATATACTATAATAGTATATACTATATCTATAAATATTCTTATATTATGATACATATTTATAATATACGACAATATTATGTATAATAATAATATAATATTCTTTTAGTGTTAATATAAATATTATATTATCTAAAATTTAGAACTTTTCGATATTGTTTTAATATATATATTATTTTCGAAAGCTTTAGCTTGAGAAAATAACCTCGATTTTTCTCGTTAGAGAAAAAGAGAGGATAATTCGTATTAACGAACAATGTTAATATGGTAATTTATTATATTGATATAACGAATTATATATAATATATGTGACATACCATATGCCTTTTAGTCTTAAAGTCTATTATGATAAAATGATAACTATACTTATAGAAGTTTGTTAATAATATGACATTACTGTAATACTATAATAACATTGTCTGTGGCTACCGCCACACCGTTTTGTTTTCAAAGTGCTTTGCACTTTTCAAACAAATATTATATAATATATTATTCGGACTGCCGTTTCCGCAGAATCTCGGATTCAAGGAAAAACTATAATATTGCCGAGCTGCGACGCTGGGGGTAACGCGGCGCTGGCTATATTATAGAGGAGACATAACAATAAAAAATGCCAACCGTAACGGTATTTATCGTCACAATCGGCATTTTTATCATTGTCAAAAAGGGAGATTTTTTGTGTTTTTCCCAAAATGAAGAATCCCATATTTATCGCATTTTTAAAAAAATTTTTTCTCTTTATGACAGGACTTTTTTTATATCCCTTACAAATACGGTATTTATCGGTGTTTGCGGACTTGCTTAAATTTCCAAAAAGGGATTTTACTTTATTTATCGTATTTCTTCAAGCCAAAAAGGGAGATTTTTTAATAGTCAAACCCCATTAATAACACTTCAGGGTCAATATAAAATCCGTCGCAATATTCTTTAATAATACTTTGCCCATTTAAAAAATCTTTTGATGAAATGTGTTTAGTCTCCAGTGCATCAAGAATGTCGGTTATTCTCAATGGTTCAATTTTAGTTAATTCAAATTCTAATGGATTGTTGCAAATAATGTTATATTTTAAATTTATATAAGGCATGATTACAAATCCATACCCCAGTCTTGTATGGTCTGTTGGTTTTGAGTTTCTATAAATTTGTTGTAACTTCTCACAATAAATTCGTGGTGCCCAATTTGTTTTTGCTTTTCCTTTGTAAAAATATTTATCATTAACTCTATAATTTCCATTTGGATTTTCAAATAGGATTTCATTTTGAATTAATTTATTAAAGAATCTATAAAAAGTCTTATCAGGTAATCTTAATTCTTTTTTAATATCATCTTTTGTCCATTTATGATTATCGCATCTTAGCATATTACTATAATCAATAAATGTTGCTAAATAAAAAATTCTAAAAATATCCGCTTTGTTGAAACCTTTATCAGTTAACTCATTGATGTTGTAATTAAACCAGACAAAGTTTCTTCTTCTATGTTCAAATCTGTTTAAAAGTTCTCCAGTCTCGGTGTCTACAACTTGTTTGTTCTCTGTAATTAAAATACTCATTTCTCAATTTCCTCCTCATAATTTTCACTCATAATTTCACAAAACAAATCCCCATTCATAAATAACAATTCTAATAGCGTCCAGCCCATTTCTAAATGACTAAGTGGAATTAGTCCAGCCAGACTTAATTCTGATGGAATGAAAACGTGGTCTGTTTCAAAATAATAATAAGTTTTAAAACAAAATAGTAACAGTATAATTTCATAGATAAGAACATTCCATAGATAGAATGTAAACATCATTTTAAATATTTCGCCCATTTCTTTTTAATCTCCTTGTAAATCCAGTCACATATTAATTTAAAGATTTTTGGATTTTTATATCCATAAGTGATACTCTTGACATTAAACCCATATTTTTTTGATATTGCATTATCTTCAATGTCAAATATCATGACATTTTCCTCTCCTGCCTCTTTTCTAAAACTCAAGGCTTCTGTTAAATTCATTTTGGTAATTTGTATTTCTTCTGTTGATATACTATAATGCCCTCTTATATATTTTGCAAATTCAGTATTACAGTTACCTGTGAAAATTATATGCTTTTGGTTCAATCCAGACATCTGCTACCTCGATTCTTTTTGTTTCTTCCATAATGGGAATTATTTTTTCTGTCATTTCACAAAGAATAAAATCTGCTCTTGTTCCTGCTGCTTTATCTAATATTGTTAAAGCCATATCTTTACTATACATTTGTGTTAAAAGAAACGGAGGCATTATCATAGTAATACCCTCTTGATAAATTCCTAAATGAACTTTGCGCGTTAAATTTAAAACATTTCTAAATTGCGTTGCTCCCAAAAACCATTTATCATCAAAGAGAATATATTGATAACTGCCAATTTTAGGTCTGACTAATTCAAACATAGGATAAGAACATAAATCTGACCCTCTAACCAATTTGACACTGTGTTTCCAATCTAATTTAAAGATATCTAAAAGATAATCAAATTCTTTATTTAGCCATTCTTCGTGTTGTCTGAAAAATTCTTTTTCTGAAAGATAAATTATATCATTGTTTTGTTGCCCGTAATTGGACATTACTAAAAAATCTGGTGTTTCTAACCCTATTTCACTCAAAGCAAATCCAAATTTATTTTCATATCTTGCTAATTGGATTATTTTGCTGTGATATAATTTATACAAATAGCTTTTTATATCTTTTTCTTTAAAGGTCGACACATCGAAGATATAGTCGCCTTCGATGTGCCTTTGACATATTTTTTTAAATAATTTAATTTGAGTTTTGGAATCCAATTAAATCAACTCCATTAATTTATCATAGAGATTGTTGTTGTCAATAAATTGCATTGCCGTGATTTCCTGTTCTTTTGCCAATTTAGAAATATTGATGTTATATTTTTGTTCAAATGCTTTATATAAATTTCTGTAGCCAACAATGGACTTTCCCTCTCCATATTTTTTGATTATCATTTCTCGTATTAAAACGGACTTTTTAGGGTTTAAAATCGTTTCTTTTTGTTTCTTGGGTGAATTATATGTCGGCAAGTTTTTAATTGATTTTGGAGCAAGATTCTTGCCTTTTAGCGCAATTTTTAGCATATCAGAAATTGTTCCGTCAGCAAAAATTTCATAAGGAAATAACACTGTTGCCTCGCCATCTCCTCTAACAAGAAACTTTGCTCCGTATTTTTTATATGCTTTAACAAAATTATTTGCAATTTGTGTTGATTTAATATAAGCTGCCATAATTCCATTTTCTTTATCATAGATATAAATATTTGAACATTCATTCCAATTATCTTGTTTATCCGTACAATTTAACGGAATAAAGTAATCCCATTCATTTATCCCCTCTTCTGTTCCCATAAATTCATATTCGTTAGTCTTTGGATTAATATGATATGGACAAATTACTCTATATTTTCCCACAAAGTTATCTAAAGATTGAATTTTTAACATTATTCTTCCTCCTTAAAGTCATTTCTAATATTTTTCATAATTTCGCTCAATGTTGTATTTGCATCTTCACATAGCGCAGTCAATGTTCTTAACACATATTGCCACTCTTTTTCTTGAATATGTTTAATATATGGCGAACCGCCACGTTTCTTTAAATCAATACCCCAACGGTAAGACAATTCTCTGTAAAAATCATTCCATACTATACCAAAAGATTTATTTTGTAGGCTTGCAAGCTTTCTAATGGCAAAATTCAGCCTCTTTCTATCTCCCCAGTCAAAAACTTCTCCTCTATAGACCGCATTGTCTTTAGCTAAATTATCTCGTTCTTCTTGTAGCTTTTCGTTAGTTGCAGTTAATTCTTTAATCATAACATTTTTTGTTTCATCAGAAAATCTTGACAGCCAGTTATCTAAAAATTCTTTTTCTCTGTTAATTTGAACATAACCGCCAGTTTTGCGAATAGAGGGTAGAATTTCAGATGTTGCCCATTTTTTAAATCTCTTAGCACTGGGCAATTTACTATATAGAATTAAACTATATAAACCAGACTCATTAATTAACCAACCACCACGTTGCCCTAAATTCAAATCAAAACTCGGTAGCGTTTTGCTATTGAGTTTATCTTCGATGTCTACATGGTCTTGAACCGCTTCGTTTTGATTAGCATACCCTAATGCACCAGCTACATCTTTAGCAACAAACCAAATTTCTCCATTAACCTCTGTCGTTCTAACTTCTCCAAACTCTTCGTTTTGAAACACTTGTACTTCATTTTTCATTAAAATCTCTCCTTTTCTCCTGTGGATAACTTTTTCTTTCTGTGGATAACATTGATAAAATTTTGCTATCTTGTAGATAAGTCATATTGTTACGATATTTAAGCCACATTTCCTTATCTATGAGATATTGTAACATATTTTGAGCTATAAGTCAATAGTTTTTTTCAAAATATTATTTAAAATGGTTTATTTTAAAATTTAAAGCGTTCAAAATGTGCTTAATGATAATTTGTATTACCTATGTGGTTTGAATTGATTTTAGACCTCAAAAAATCCCTGTTCCACATTGTTTTTGACTAAGTAAAATGAATACCAAGACCCCCACTTTACATCTATGGTAATTTTTTAATGGTTGAGGCGAAAATGTGATAACCGTAAAGAAAAGAGAAAGTACCAAAGAGAAAAGAAATATATATTAATATAATTATATAATTTATTATAATACTGTAATAATATATAATATTATAATATAATAATAATATAATATATATTTATATTTTCTTTCTTTTGGTTCTTTTCTTTCTTTTAAGGATAACTTATCCACAGGAGCTAAAAGTTATACACAGTTTATATAAAGTTATCCACATTATCTACAATTAAAAAAATATTTTAAAAAACTGCAAAAATATACTTTACTTTTTACTAAGGGTATGTTATAATTTTATTAAAGATTTTAGAAAGGAGATAAACCAATGTGGGAAGAGATGAGCTATAATAAATATAAAAGTTCTAATCGGCTTAAAGATGAATACGAGCCAGATGTTGATGAAGATGATATCAATAATCAAACTGTAATAAGTTTATTAAATATAGAATTAGAAACAGAAGAGGAATAAAAGGAGGAAAGTAAATGGATTGTAATAAAGATTTATTCTCAGTTGATGAATTAGTAATGATTTTAAAAAATAATGATATTAAAACTGGACACAATAAACTTTTTAAATATTGGAGAGAAAATGGTTATTTAATTGCAGATGAAGAAAATAAAAATATGCCAACTCCAAGAGCAGTAGAACTTGGATTGTTTAAAGTCAAAGAAAATACTATTGTCCAACAAAATAATGATATTTGTACTCGTAAATGGATTATGGTAACAAAAAATGGTTTGCTTTACTTCTTAGGGCACTTTTCTATTGACGAAATAAAGAGGGAAATTAATGTTTGAGTTACAAAATCAGGTTAAATTATATTCATTGGGCATTGATAGTTTTTTTACTCCAAAAGAAAGAGAATTGAATAAAAAAATTAAAAAATGCGAATTTATTAAATCGGGGAAACCTAAAAGAGACAAATTATCTAAAAGACAGATTTTAACTATCGAGGTCACTGATAACCAGAAGAAAAGATTAAATAAGCTCATAAAATACTATAAAGAACAGTTAGATGAAGAATTTATTAAAAATCAATCTTTTAATATTGTTCGAGAACTTAATGAAGAGGATTTGACATCAAAAAGATTAATAGCAATGTTCGAATCAACACTAACAAGAGCTATGGGATTAAAAACAAATGATTTAACTACTGACTTTATGGTTATAACAGTCTATCACAGAAAACCAGCAGAAGATGTTATCAAACGTGGGTTTATGTATAATGGTGAAAAATATGTTTTTTATACTGCAAGCGCAGGACAAATTAGGCAAAAGAAATTTGTTGTCATTAAAGAAAATCTTTTGAAAAAATTATCTAATACATTAATGTGTGGATTAAGCTATGATATCATCAATCAAAAAGGCGGAATTAACACAAATAAATTTTTAGCCTATTCGGCTTTAACTACTTCTGCCACGGAAGTATGGGAAGATTTTAATATTGACCAAACAGTCGTTGTTGATGACTTTGAAACTATGGTTAACGGCATGGTTGATTATATCAATATGAATGATTATTCTATTGAGCGAAAAGAAATGTATATTCCAATTAATCATATGGATGGCGCAGGTATTATGATAGGACAAACAACGAGAATGATTCGTATGCCTTGGGTTAAAGGTCTCATGGTTGAAATGCCTTTTGATAAGTTCGTAATAGAAAACAATCTTTCTGGTGACATAATTGACATTTATGGAAAGAAATGGAATATTTTTGACGATGATATTAAATATATTTTAACAAAATCTCAATTTAAACTCAATAAGATGTATGACAACTGGGATGAATATAAAGAGAATTTTAAGAAATATAATTGTGAAGCTTGTTATTGCAAAATGGAACAAGATAAAATTTACAACTCTAAACTTGGCTATCAAATGATTCAGACTTTAACTGATTGGACAACGAAAGAGGTCGATAAAATTTTAGAACCAACAATTAAAAATATCAATTCTATTGGTGGGGATTTTAAAACGACTATGAGGATTTTTGGAGTTAATCCAGATTATTCTAATCAGTCATGGATGCAAAAATCTTTATATCTATATCCAGAACTTTTAAGAGAGCCGAACAATAAAGATATCTTGAAATCCTTGAAAGAAAAAGAAGTTAAAGAAGCCAAGTGTGGGAAAATAAACATTAATGGCAAGTATACTTTTGTCATTCCAGATGTTTATGCTTTTTGTGAATGGCTGTTTAAAGGAATTGCTGTTCCTGATGGGCTTTTACAAAACGGAGAAGTGTCATGTAATTTATTCGAGAATAATAAAAAATTAGATTGTTTACGCTCGCCCCATTTGATGAAGGAACATTCTGTTAGAATTAATGTTAGAAACAAAGAAATTAGTAAATGGTTTGTAACTAAAGGTGTTTATACTTCAACAAAAGATTTAATATCCAAAGTCTTACAATTCGATTAGTTAGTCGCAGTCGAACCTTATGGAAACATAAGGATATAAAATGGTGTGAACCTATAAATATAGGGTGTACAATTTACGTTAAGGAATTGCAGGAAATGGCAATTAAAAATTGTGCTAACAGGGAATAGAGCGGAATCCTGTGGAGCTTAAATGATTAAATGAAAAATATAAAAAGGAGGTGTAAATATGAATGAATTTAGGGAAGTAACACATAATGATTGTAAATGCTATGTGAATAAGTATGGTATTGTTAAAGTTAAAGACAAAGAGGGGAACTTTCAACCAAAAAAGTGGAGATATAATAAGGATGGCTATGTCGTAGTTTCTTTGTGTGGGGTTAATTCAGACGGCAAAAAGATATATCGAAGTGTCGGAGTTCACATCTTAGTAGCCAAAGCATGGGTTTTAAATGATGATATTAAAAATAAAAAAGAAGTTAATCACAAAGATTTTAATAGAGCCAACCCTTATTTTGAAAACTTAGAATGGGTTTCCCATAAAGATAATGTTATGTATTCAAGAAAAGCTGGACGATACCCATCTGTTAAAGGAGAATTAAACCCTAATTATAAAAACAATGTTTTACATTTAAAATACAGTCAAGATAAAGAATATGCAAAAATAAAACAAAGTCGAAAAGGCAGTCAAAATGGCAGGGCAAAAAAATGTAAGCTTTATCATAAAGATTTTGGATTTATAAAAGAGTTTTCCTTTTTAAGAGAATCAGTTTTATGGATGATAGAAAATAAACATATTCCTTATGTAAAAAATCTTGAAGGTATTATTCAAAAAATGAAAAAAGATAATTATAAAGGTTATTATTTAAAAATCATTTAATCATTTAATCATTTAATCATTTTAAGCTCTCAATCGACTATCGAAAGGGTATTTATTTACCGTATAGGTAAATAAAGAATAACCGAGTAGAGTAGATAGTAGGTGAAATTCCTACTATCGAAGCGCACCAGACCTAAACAGGAAACTGCATGGTTATGATATAGTCAGTAGTTCATATGTGCGACGGTGATATCCTGCTTGTTGTTGAAGATAAAGATTTTATTAAATTAGCTGAAAAGAACATGAAAAATATAGTTCCACTTTATTATGAGATGAAAAAAGCCGATGCTGCTCCATTAGATTCTGAACATATTAACAATGGTATTATGTTGGCTTATAAAAGTGGAAAAATCGGTATTTATAGTAACAATATAACTAAAATTTGGAACTACAAGAAATTTACTGATGAATATATTGATATTGTCAAATTATTATGCGCTGAATCTAACTTTAGCATAGATTCTGCTAAGACTTTATATATGCCTAAAAGACCAGAATGGTTTAGAAGAAAAATGATTAAATTTCAAAAAGAGAATTTGCCACATTTCTTCATTTACAATAAAGATAAACCAGAAGAAAAGGTTGATATTTTAAATACAAATAACATCATGGGTTATATCGAAGCCAAAATACCAAACAAAAAACTTTCTTTGACTAATAAAATTGGCAAATTTGATTATCATGTTTTAATGAATGATCCTAAATTAATTAACATGGAAGATTTTAAAGAAATAGAAGATTATTTTAAACAGTTGGTTAAAGATATTACATTAAAATATAAAAATATAAATATAGATATATCAAAAGTAATGATACCACAGGAAATAAAGGAAGTTTTAGAAAACAAATATTCGCAATATAATATTATAAAGCTTGTAGATATACTCTTATTAAGATTTTACAACACAAATGCGAAAACTTGTCTGAAAATTATTTGGGATATTTACGGAGAATATATATATAATAATGTCCAAAAAAATACGGGAAAAATGCCAAAATATAATCCGATTTTAGGTTCGAGAAGTGGAGGATTTTTATACTAAGAATTATAATGATTTCTTGTAAAAATACTATGCACATAAAGGGAAACCCAATGAGGATTAGACGGAGAAAGGATAGAAAAATAATGGAAAAGGTTTATGTATCAAGAGCGGAAATTATTAATATGGTTGCTCAAAATACAGGAATCTCAAGGCAAGAAGTTTCGAGAATAGTCGAAAGTTATGAATCAGTTTTGTATGATTTAATTATGAATGACTGTACTTTTAGAATGGGTAAATTAGGGTCTTTCCAATTTTATACAATTAAAGGACAGACAAGACGTATTCAAAACTTTCAAACTGGAGATTACGAGCTAAAGGAAATTCCTGCAAAGAGCGGTATTAAATTTGCGGTCAACCCTGTAGTTGAAAAAACTATCAAGCGCAAAACCACAGGCGACCCATATATTGAATAAGAGGAGACAAACGGAATTATGAAGGAAATGTACGAAAAAAAAGTGTCTACAAAAGTAATTGGATATTTAAGTAGAGAAAATGGCGAGTATATTATTACTGTAAGCCAAAAAGATGGTAATGAGAGAAAATTCAATGCTGTCGAGTTATTAGAAAATATGATTGGAACAACTATCATTTTGGCAAACGAAGATTTTGAAACTATCTAATAAGGAGTTTCAAAATGGATAAATTTGAAGAACAAATTCAAGAATTAATTGATAAAGTTGATGGCATTAGTGATAAAACTTGGGAAGAAATTGCGGAAGATTTAGACTTAAACATGTCTGCTGATACAATCAGACGTTCTTTTAATTGTGGCATATTTAGTGGCTATCGAGTAGCTAAACATTATCGTAGTCAAATTTCAAACGGAAGTACTCTTGATTCTATTGAGTTAAATGATTTAAAGAATGAAATTTACAAAGAGCGAGTAAGATTGCAAGATGTAAATAGAGAAAAAAGAAACTATCTAAGAGAACAAGCAAGATTTGAAAATTTGCTTGAAGTCTTAAAAGAAAATATTGTTCAAATTCCTCAAGAAAAAGAGGCTAAGATATCTCAATCTTACAATGACAGGAATAATATTGCGGTTGCTTTATTATCAGATATTCATTACGGCTTACAAGTAGATAATAATGTAAATATGTATTCAACCACTATTGCAAGCAGTCGTTTAAATTTTTGGAGCACCAAAGTTATTGAATATTGTCAATTATATCATGTGCAAACTTTAAATATTGTCTTATGTGGAGATTTAATTTCTGGTTTAATTAAATTATCGGCACGAGTAGCACAAGAAGAAGATGTCGCAGAGCAAATTATGACTATTAGTGAAATTTTATCTCAAGAAATTACTAAAATCAATTCAGAAATTTCTTTTGTAAATATTTATGGTGTTGTTGGCAATCATTCAAGAATGAACGCAAGCAAAGAAGATAATATCGACTCTGAAAATTTTGAAAGATTAATCTTTAGATATATTGAACTGAGGACTGGCTTAAAAGTTATTGATAGTGGACATAGCGATTATCTTGAATTTAATGTTGGTGGAAGTAGTTGTATTGCAACTCATGGGCATAATGATAAATTTGGAAATGTAGTTAATGATTTTTCTAAAGTATTAGGCTACATTCCAGATTATATTTACATGGGGCATACTCACCATTTACAAGTAGAAGAAAATGGACAAACAACGGTAATTGTAAATGGTTCTGTGGTTGGGGCAGATGATTATGCTGTTAAAATCAGAAAGTACACTAAGCCAAGTCAAGTTTTGCATATTATTTCTGGTAATGATGATAACATTATCAATATTAATTTAGTATAGGTTTTTCATTCTCCCTCCTTTGAACTATCCAGAGAAGTCTATTATAGCATAGATTTCTCTGGAATATAATAATTAAGAGAGGATAGAATATAAAAAATAACTGCCACATAAGACTATTATAAAACTATACTTTATAGAATTGGTTGCTGAAAAGCTTTTATAATAGCTGTGGTTTATGGCGGGATAAAGTAGTGGCTACTTACGAGCCTCATAAGCTCGGTTAGGTGAGTTCGATTCTCACTCCCGCAAGGATGGAAAATTCTTAGTAGCGGTTTAAATAAATTAGTGTACAATGGTTTATTTAAATGAGAGTTTTGTATTGGTAGTGTTACGACATTACCATAGTTTTGCCACGATAACTCAATGGGCAGAGTGCCACTCTTGTAAAGTGGACGTTGTGGGTTCGAAGCCTACTCGTGGCTTCTGATGTCCGATGTTGTGTCGGAAGAAAGAGAGCTTTTCATTTGAGTTCTCTTTTGCTACATATAAAGAATAAAAGGGATAGAATGGAATGATAATATGGTTCAGAAAGAATTAAGATGTCCAAGATGTGGGGAAACACACGTTCTTGGTTTTTTTTATGACAATAAAGCTCCATTTTTAAAAGAGGGTAAAAGTGTATTCTGTATAAAATGCTGCGATGAATTAGCATCCGAAATTATGTCTAAATCCTCAACTTTAGAAAATGGAATTAGAAATTTATGTAATTTTTTTCATTATCCTTTTGATTTAAGGGTATATACAAAAATAGCTCAAGAATCAAATAAAAAGATTAAAAAAAATGTTAATTATTTAAAACAATACGTTGAAATGATTAATAAGATTAACCCCCCTGCTGAAAGATATACTGATTTAGAAAATTCATTACCAGAAATTACTAATTTTGTAACTGGACTCAAAATTGACCCGACAGACATAAAAGCACTAAACGAGCTACAGGAAGATTGGGGAAATCAAGATTCTTTAGAAGATTATTTGTTTTTAGAGAATGAATATGGCAAATATGCTAAAAATGAGAAAGACTTAGCGAACAGTACCATAACGGTTTTGAGATTTCTTTGTTTGGCTTTGTTGGATGTCCATAAGGCACGATTAGCAGGAAAAGACACCTCGAGCGATGAAAAGCGAGTAATGGAATATTACAAAAAACTTAAATTAGATGATTTTAAATTTGACGAAAAAAAAACTGATGTTGAAAAATTAATTGAAGATTGGGCATATACAGAAGAAAACATCGAACCTTTAGATTGGGTTGATGAACATTTAGATGATATCTGTCATTTCAGAAGTGATAATGATGATATTATGCGCTGTATTGGGAATAAAGTTTTAGGCTCAAAAGAATATCCAGATTTAAATGTTGAGGATTTACAGAAATGACAAATCAAGAAATTCTTCAAGAAATTAAGGGTATTAAATCTTCTCGAAGAAAAGAAGAGAAATTATCTGTAAAAAGACAGCAAGAGATAAAAGATAGAAAGAAAAGATGGATAACCTTTTGGCGCAATAATCCTAATCTTTATATTCATTACAAAATGGGGATATCATCATTCCCATATCAGCATTATTCATATTTTACTATGGGAGATGCTACAAACTATGTAGATGTTTCAACTCGTGGTGTTTCTAAGACTTTTAAAGCCATAGTGTATGCTGCTGCTATGTGTTTACAATTTCCGCATTATAGCGTTGCCGTTATGGCGGTTAGCAGAGGACAAGTTTCCGCTGACTTTGAAACAACATTTAAAAAAGAAATTTGTAATAAAAACTCGTATTTTATGGCATGGTTATTAAACAATGGATTAATAACATATAAAGAAACTGAAAAGGGCTACATTGCTCAATTTTGGAATGGTTCATCAATTATCTTTCTACCAGCCATTGATTCTTCTCGTGGTGAACACGTTCAAATGTTAATTGTTGAAGAATGTCGCTTAATTAAAAAAACTATGGTTGATAGTGTTGGTGTTCCTATGCTAACATTAAGGCAACCACAATACAAAAAGAATAAAACATACTCTAATTATAAAAGTAAATTTGATATAATGAAACAAGTCTACATTACGTCAAACAGATTTAAAAATGAATGGTTTAATACTTTATATAATAAAACCTTTGTTTCATATTTTAAAGACAAATATAGCAGACACAGGGTATTTAATTCGGATATTTTCTTAGCGATTAAATATGGTTTAAAAGATGCTAAATGGTTTTATGCTACCAGAAAAAGTTTAGGAACATATGATTTTGCAATGGAAATTTTAAATGAAACTCTTGGCGAAAGTGAAAGCAGTTTCTTTACATTGGATATGGTAAGAAAAGCTCAAAATAATAGCAGAGTATTCTATCCTCCATTACCACAGGAATTAAGTTCGAGGACATATCATGGGAAGCCAAAAGCAGAAGATGAAATCAGAATTATTGTAGTTGATTTTGCTTTTGCAAATGCCACGACAAAAGAAAAGAACGATAATACTGTTATGATTTGTATGTCTTTAAAATTAGAGAAAAATGGAGAATACCATAGATATGTAGATTATATTCAAACTATGGCTGGCGGCGAGCAAGAGAAGGCTTTAAAAACAATCCGAGAACTGTTTTATGATTATAAAGCAGATTATTGTGTAATGGACTTGTTAAATGGCGGTGAAATTCATTATACCAATTTAACAAGAGAGTATGACCACCCTATAAGAGGAAACTCAACGTGGGATAAAAGCGGTTTAACTGTTTGTAAAAAAATGGAATATAATGTGTTAGCTGAGGCAAAAATAAATGATTTGGCTAATCGAGCTATTGATAGAAGTGCTAGACCAGTAATTATTCCTATGCAAGGTCATAAAGTATTAAATAGTGCCATGTGGAATGACTTATTTATCAAATTAAAAAATGATGAAATTTCTTTGCCTTTAGATGATTTGGATTACGAGCAAAGAATGTCAGAGAAAAAAGAATATTTATTTGCGACTTCTGAAGAAAGGGCAAGATTGAAATATCCATATGTACAAGGAATGTTTTTGTTAAATGAGATGATTAATTTATCTCCTGTTTATAATGAGGGTTATGTGAAACTTGTTGAGCAAAGACAAGGAACAAAAGATATTGCCGTTGCTTTGTCTTATGGTAATTATATTTTAACATTAATCCAAAATAATAAAGAAAAAGGTCAAACTAAAACTGGTTTTGATATAAATGAATGGAGATTGTTTGGATAATAAAAGAAAGGAGATGAGAAATTGGAAGAACAACAACAATTAACTAAGAAGCAGGTTTGGGATGTTTTACAATTTGCAGACGGACTAAATAATTCTTATAAAAATAGTATTGGATTATATACTCCAGATTTGTTAAGTAAAAATTTGGAAAGATTGACAAGCAATCCGATTGGAGCAGATTATGATTCTATTGTTAAAGCTTTAAAAGACACCCCTAATTCTTCTGAACTATTATCTTCTTTTAGTCAATATATGAATTATTTTGACAGAATTTTTAGTCAAACAGTAGATTACTTTGCGAATATTCTATCTTTTGATTTGCGTTGGGATTGCATTAATGCTTTTGGTACTGATTATTCATCAAAAGAATACAAAGAAGATGAAAATAGAGTTTTTAAATTTTTAGATAATTTTGATTATAAAACTTATTTCAAAGATGTAGTTAAAAACATTTTGATAAACGATGTTGATTATAGGTGGTTTAGAGATAATGGCATCGGGCTAAGTAATAAAAAAGTACCAAAATATGCACTTCAAATTATGCCTAAAAATTATTGTATGATTACAGGTTATTGTGAATATGGTTTCTTATATGATTTTAATATGAGCTTATTTCTTAATCCAAGCATTGATATCGACTTATTTGCTCCTGTCTTTAAAAAATATTACTTAAATGTTTTTCAATCAGAGAATCAATATAATTATATACCTTCTAATCAATTTGTTAATCGAGATGGAACGTGGGCATATTGGACTCAAACTTCCCCTAATGACGGAGCGTGGGTTTTTAAGTATAACACTAACGATTTTGCTATCACACCACCTTTGGCTAATTTGATGAAAGATACTGTATTAGATAGTGTAGTTCAAAAGTTGCAGAATGATAAAAATTTTGCTTCTGCTTATGGTTTGTTAATTGGTGAAATTAAAATGCTCAAAGACACGAATGAACCTAACTCCACAGCTTTTGAGCCTAAGGTTTTGGGTCAATTATTGTCTTTAGTTCGCGAAGGTATTGGGAATAACATTAAAATTGGTGCAATGCCAGCAGACAATGTTGATTTTTACCAATTTGAAGATAAGGATACCGAAATGTATACTACTCAAACTAAGAACAGCGCAAGCTTAGGTGCTTCGGCAAGTAGAGTCATTTATAGTACAGATAAAGTATCTGAAGCTGAATTATTTGCTCAAATTAGTAATGATTATGGCAAAATGAGAAAGTTATACACTCAATTTGAGAATTTTTTGAATTACTTTGTTAACAAAAAATTAAAGAAATATCATTTTAGATTTCATTTCGATGGTTCTAATTATTGGTTCGAACAAAAGAATAGACAAGATAAAGTTATCGCATTAGCAGATAGAGGTATTATTCTTAGCGAATCGGCTTTTGCACAAGCTTTTGGCTATGAACCTCAATCTTTCAGTCGTATGTTAGACGAGGGTAAAAATAGTAACTTTATGTCTAAACTTGGGCAATTAATGTCTATTCATACTACAAATGCAACAGAAAACCAAGGCAGACCAGCACAAGATGAAGTTAAAACTGAAAGTAGAGATTATGATTGATAGAGGTGAATATCTTTGAACATCACAGCGCCTACCAAGTCAGCAGTCCAAGAGCTAATCACTCAATGTTATATTGATAATGCCAGAATTGATAGAATGAAATCTGTTTTGTTGGCTGATTTGTCGTATAATGAGACTGCCGATGTGGTTCATAAATATATTGCTCATTATTTTTCAAACGGAATTGGTGACGATTTAAGTGAAAAGTGCTTAGAACGATATAATATTAGTGTTGTATTTGGTGGTATCCCAGTAATGGATAAACAGTATAATACTGTAGAAGAAGTTTTAAACGAATTGCTTGAAATCGTTATTGATTTTCAAAACCAGCTTTCTATGTGTATTAAGATTGCAATGGAGAATATGGACAAACAAATTGCATCTGATTTATTAAGTTTCAATGTGTATTATAATAATATTGTAGACCAATGTATTTTGTTGGTTGATAAAATCAAACTATATAAAGATAACCCAAGTTTTGACGCTCATTTAAAAGACCATTTCTTTATCTTGGGAGATAAATAAAATGTTGTTTAGGCAAAAACCAAGAGAGAAAGATAAATACATTAAAGTTGATAGCGACAAAACAATGGAACTTCATAAACAAGGGTTTTTCCCAAAATATTTTTGGGAAGGTTATTATTATTATGAAAAAACTAATGAATTGATAAAATATATTGAAAGGTGGTGAATAAGTAATGGAGAAAATAAAACAATTTTCTGTTGATGATATTTATTTATTCACCGATGATGAAGATGTTGATTTTGCATTAGGTGAAGTTTACTTATTAGCCGAGGGCAACAATAGTCATAAAAACCCTATTTCTCTCGATGTTCTTAAACGTGATGCTCATACTATGTTAGGGAAATTTCTAATTGCTAAATATTCCGATTTTCAAAAGGACGTCACTACTCATACACAAGACCAACAAATTGTAGGCTATTTTCCAAAAGATGGAAAAATTCAGTTTAAAGAAAAAGATGGTAAAACATTTGCAGTGTTTGATGTCTTGATTTCTAAATTATATGCTACCCCTGTATATCAGTTATTTAAAGAGCATAATTTTAGAAATGTTAGTGCTGAATTTAGTTGTATCGAACAGGAAGAGCCAGATGAAAATGGAGATAATCCGATTGAAAAAATTATGTTTCATGGCTGTACAATTCTTGGATTAAATTATAAACCGAGTTGTGAGGGTGCAGAGATGAATATTAAAAGATTTTCTGCTGAAAGTGCCGATGATTATTATTCTAAACATAATAATAGTTTGAAATTATTTAGCGAGAGGAGAAAAAAGGAATTGGCTGATAAAAAAACTTATAAAATCAATGAAAAAGAATTGAAAGATACTCCTTGGGGAGAAATTGATAAAACTGATATTAGAGATAAAGTTATGAACGCCGAAAACAGAGATGAATTAGTTAAAGTTGTCTACGGTGTTGTCGAAGATGGCTGGCAAGAAGCTCCATCCGAACATTTGAAATATCCCTTAATGCAGTTAGTCGGTGACACCTTTTATTATAACAGAAATGCTTTAAGTTCTGCTTTAACTTATGCTAAACAGAACGGTGAGCAAGAAGTTATTGATAAAGTTGAAAAATTATATAAAGATTTTGATTTAGCAGATGAGGGTGGTGAAAAAATGGCAGAAAAGAAATTTGATGAATTAGAGGGCAGAGAGGTTTACGCTGTCGTAATTCGCAAAGTCCAAGAACATTTAGGCAAAGATTATTTTGTCAATAGTATTCAAGACGATAAAGTTGTCGTTACTAACGAAGAAACTAAAGAAAGATTTGATATTCCTGCTGAAATTCACGCAGAAGCAGATGACAAAGAGTTTAAAGTCGAGATTGATTTTGACAAAATGGAGAAATCCGAAGTGCAGAAAATGGGTTTAAATTCTGAGGCAATTATGGCTATGGTTAATGCTGAAACTGTCGAAGCAAGAGAAGAAGCTAAGAAAATGGTTGACGAAACCGACGAACAGACTAATATCATTATGGAAAAAGTCTGTGCCATGGCTTGCGAGTTAGAAGAGTTGAGAACCTTTAAAACTCAAAAACTCAATGAGGAAAAGAATTTTGCCGTAGATAAAATTATGGCAAATGTTAAAGATGATTTGAGTGTTGAAAAATATGAAGAGTTAATGGAAGAAGGCAAAAACTGTGAATTTGAGAAAATCGCAGAATTTGAATCTAAAGTTAAATCTTTCGCTTATGATGAAAGCAAAAAGAAAACTAAGAAAAAAGAAGATATTATCAGAATGGGTTTTGTTGGAAGTGTAACAAATGAAACAAAACCAACAAGCAAAGAGGATGTATTTAAAAAATTCTTAAAATAATATAAGGAGGACTTATAACATGGCAAATGGTGTAATTGTTGAAAGCAGAATTTCTGCTACTGATGTAGATGCTTTAAATAGATCTTGTGTAAGTGAGAATGATGTTGCGGGTGGCGCTTTAATCGCTTTAGCCGCTCCGACTAAACAGGGAGATGAGGTATGGACTGCTACCACTCCTGTTGCTGGTACTTTAGGTGGTTTGTGGATTGCTTATAATCCGAGCAAACATTATACCGAGGTAAACGGTAAGATGTTTGCTGATTTGAGTGCAGACCCGAGAGATTTTGTTAACATTAAAAAACGTACTTTTAGTGCTTTTAAACCTGTAAAGGGCGACCAGATTGTAATTACCGCCGATTGTATTGATGATACTTCTAAAATTGTTGCAGGTGACTTCTTAGAAGCTAAAGCAGGACAGAGTACCTTTACTCGTGTTGCCAAAGCTATTGGCGCAACTGCTGGCTCTACAGCTTTTCAGGTTGAATGGATTGGCGTTTTACCGTTCCCAAAAGTAGGTATTGGCATGGAATATGCTCCTGCGTACAAGATTGTTTGCGTACAGGAATAATTTAAGGAGGAATAGACATAATGTTTGAGACTGTTGCTGTTAAAAAATTTGCAGAAAACTCTCCTGAGTTATATACTGCAATGAATGTATATTGTGAAAACTTTTTAGCTGAAAGAGGCGTAAAAGGTAAGAAATTTGCAGAAACTTCTGTTTCTGATATGAATAAAGCAATCAATAAAATGTTTGCCGAAGAGATTGTCAAAGGTACTGGCATGACTGTAGATGGCGTTATGGGTAGTTATAAAAAATATGCAAACCATACCGTAGTAAGAGAATTTGCTAATTCGATTCGTGATATTTTGCTTGATATGGTTCTGCCCGAAGTATTAACCACTGGTTCTTTACGTTATATTGCAGATTTTCGTTTTGCTGACCTTGGCGATAGTATGTCTTTCGAGTTGGAAAATAACTCTCTGTTTACTGTTACTAAAGCTGGCTACAGATTAAAACACGCCGATTTGCAGAAACTTTACAAAACTACCGTTACTTTAGTTCCTGAAAATCATCAGTTGACTGTCGGTACTGATTTGTATGAAATTTTGACTGGTCGTGAGTTTATTGCTGAACAGGTTATGAAAGCCGCAAGAAGTATTGAGTTAGCTTTGTTAACTGACGCTTTCTCTGCTTTTGAAACTACTATGGGTAACTTGACTGGCAATTTGGCTGTTACTAACTATACCGAAAAGGGTTTAATCAAACTTTGTGAGATTGTAGCTGCTTACAATTATGGTGTGAAACCTGTTATTATGGGTACTCCTGTAGCATTGAAATCTGTATTGCCCACCAATAACAATTATAGATATTTGTTAGAAGATGATTACGTTAAACTCGGACATCTTCAGACTTTTAATGGAAAAATTTATTTATCTAATATAGCATAAATAAAGATAAACCATGCGCATATAGTGATATGTGCGTACTGGGGGTTAAATGCTGGTAAATCCTAAAGACTCATATACACCGAAACAGAATCAGAAATGATAAATGGAATGGTTGCGAAAGTAGAAAAAAGGAATGAGTATAGTACATGGTTAAATCCTAAATACTACAAAAAATGGATGTTCAGCAGAGAAAGTCCTAAGTCTTTATGATATGGAAAACTTTCAACGACTATCCGATTGTGTCGGAGTTAGTATACAAGCTAATGGTATACGAAAAATCCCCCTCTGATATTCTAAAATATCAGATGAACATATAGTCTGGGCTTATAAGAAATTATAAGAGGTCTATTGGTGACAATAAGACTGCTATAATGTTGCGAATTATAGTGAACAAGGTAAATTACTTAATTATTTAATCTAATCTTTATAAAATACCTTTTATTTACAAATATTAAAAGAAGTGAGTTACATTCCAAGAAGAAAAACAAACGAAGAATTTATAATGGAGTTGAAAGAGGTATTTCCTAATATTGTTCCATTAGAAAAATATATTAATACTCATACTAAAATGAAATTCAAATGTTTAATCCATAATGAAGATTTTATTTCTACTCCTCACAATTTATTAGAAGGAAAAAATGGTTGCAAAAGATGTCAAAGCGAAGCAAAAAGAAATAGACTTTTAAGAACTAATGATGAATTTTTAAAGTTATTAGAAGAAAAGCAAATTGACGTAATTCCTTTAGAAAGATATAGAGGAAATACAACAAAAATTTTGTTTCGATGTTCTTGCGGAGATTTATGGAGAACTACTCCAGAAAGAGTTTTGATAGGTAATCATTGTAAAAAATGTGGCTACAATAAATTTTCTGGAGAAAACAACCATTTTTACAATCCTAACTTATCGGATGAAGATAGAGAAGATTCGATTTATAGGTTTAGAAATCCGTTGTATAAAAATTTTATCCACAAATGTTTTCAAAGAGATAACTATACTTGTCAAATAACTGGTAAAAAATCTCGTGGAGATATTGTGGTACATCATATTAATGGATATAATTGGGATATAGAGAATCGTACCAATGTAGACAATGGTGTAACGTTAAACAGAGAAATCCACAAAGAATTTCACAAATTGTATGGGAATGGAAATAATACTAAATTTCAATTTAAAGAATTTATTGAATATCTAAATAGAGAAAATAGAATTACAAAAGAGCAATATAATTTAATTTTAAAAAGATTAGAAAAAATTAAGTAAAATATCATACCGTTATGACGTTATTCCGATTGAGCAAATTCCCGATGCTTATAACTATGCAAATCCGTATTCTTTAAAATTGGATGACACCAAAATTTACGTTGTCTCTCCTGCTGCACAAAAATTGGTACAGATTGGCTTAGGTGGCGAAACCATGAGTAATACCGATAATATGTATGAAAATGCAAACCTCTTGCAGATGTCCACTTTGCGTAAAGCTTGGGATGTTCAAGTTATTACTAATGCTGTTGCTGGTGTAGTTATCAACTTGCAGTAATTTATATATAAAAATAAGCTATAATGCGCTGTCATTATAGCTTATTTTTCACGATTTAATTTCAAGGATAAAAGGAGTTTTAAAATGGCAGTTCAAAAAAAAGATAATACTGAAGTTATTGAAGAAGTTAAAACCAAGACGAGAGCAAAAAAAGTTGAAGAAAAGCCTAACTACGATGAAATTATTGCTCAATTAATAAGTAAGATTGAAAGTTTAGAGTCTGAATTAAAAGATAAGCCTGTAAAATTTGAGCCTATTTATACTGGTAAGAAAATCAAATGTATCAATTTAATGCATAATATGGTTAATGTTGCAACAGAAGAAGATGGTTTAGGTAAAGTTTATAGTTTCAAAGCCTATGGTGACTCTCAAATGATTAAATTTGACGATTTGGCAAACATTGTCAATAATTATCCTAACACTATGGAGAGTGGTTTGATTTATATTGCAGATAAACAAGCCGTAGAAGAATTAGGGTTAGCAGAGGATTACGCGAAATTATATGATAAAAAGACATTAGATAAAATTATTAGACTTCGCGATAGTTCTGATGTTGATATGTTACTTGGAATTTCCAATAAAGAGCTTTTAGAATCTACTATTCGAGCCATTGCTGAACGTATTAACCAAAATGAATCTTATGATTATAATAGTTTAAACAGAATTAAGGTTGAGTCTGGTTATGATATTGTAAAAATTGCTGAAGATTTATCTAAATTAATTAAGAAATAAAGGAGGAGATTTCGTGGGAACTCCTTTTTCGGCAATTATAGATGAAGCTATGGTAATCATTAATGATTATAAATTAGCTAAAATCTACAAAGAGGATGAAAATTTGTTTACAGAAATTCTCCAATCCTATATGTTGCGAGAATTGCCAAAATTTACTGAATGTTTAAAACCTTTAACATATGATTTAGAATCTCAAACTTTCGATAGTGATTTTGATATTAATGAAATTGCTATTATTGCCGACTGGACGCTGATTGCGTGGTATGAAGCACAAGTTAATGATGTTTTGGAATTTAAGGAAACTCTTCAAAATAGAGAGTTTAAAAAATATTCTACAGGGCAAAATTTAAAAGAAAGATATGCAAATTTAAAAATGTTGCGTGGCAGAGTTAAACAAGACGGAACAAATTATCAATTTAAAAATCTTGATTTAATTTCCAAAGGCTTTAAGGGGTGATAGGTAATGCAATCATTATATGCTCCTAAAGTTTGGAAATTGTTGCCTATTTTAGAAAATAGTCAAAATGAGTACAATGCCTATTTGTTTAATTTAATTGTTGAATTATCTGGGGAAGATAAATTGTCAGAAAAAGAAAGTTATGTTTTGAAAAAATTGAAAGGTCTCAAAGAAGTCTCTAAGATGGCAACCTTAAAGGAAAAAAGGGCAATTATTTTAGAATGTTCTTCTTTATTATACAAAGATGAGATTTAGTAAATACAAAAGCTTGTTGCATATGTATAGTGATACCCCAAAAGACGAATACACTTCATTTATACAGGCTATGTTAAATGATAGGTGGGATAATTCAACACAAAATAGCGAATTAATATATAAACAAGAAGATATAGGCAGTGAAATATATAATCCTGTTGATATTAGTGTTGATATGGCTATCGACATGGGAACAGGATTAAAGAAATCAGACGATTTTAAACTATTCGGAAGTAAAAATCTTTCAGATAAAAATGTTTTAGGTTTAATGTTTATATGGAAGGACAATACATGGATTACTATTAATCTTAGAGATTATGCCAATCCATATAATCAAATCGAAGTTCGGCGTTGCAATAATGTTTTAAAATGGATTGATAAAACAAATGGCAAGATTAATTCTTTTCCATGTTGTATTGAATATGACTTATCAAGTCCACAACAATTAAAAGATAAAGATGTTATTACTGCTAATGGACATATTGTAATAATTGTACAAGGAAATGAAACTACTCTAAATTTTGAGAAAAATCAAAGATTTATCTTTAATGGGCAACCTTTTAAATTAACGGCTATTAACAATATTCTGCAAAATGATAATGTAACAGAAGATACAACGCTACTATATTACGATTTTTATTTAGATATGATTGAGCCATCAGATGATATTAAAAATAATATTGCCAACAGATTCGAATATAATTATTCAATCAATATTAATTCCAGTATTTCTGAATTATTAAAGGGTTCTACAGGTCAATTAGCGGCAGATGTCAAATTGAATGGTAAAAATGTTGACAGAAATATCGTTTGGAGTGTAGAACAAGGCGAAGCTATAATTTCTAACGATGGCACTTATCAAATTAAAGATAATGCTACTGGCGAAATTGTATTTAAAGTTCATCTTGAGGGTAACGAAGATATTTTTGATGTAATTAAAATTAACATTGTAGATGAAATTCAAGACAGTTATACAATAGTTATTAATCCTGAATTTACAGAATTAAGACAGTATGAAACAAAAGAATTTAATGTTTCTGCTTACAACAATAATGTTAAGTTAGATGATGAAATTAATATTATTTATTCTGAAAGTAATTTTTACTCTTTAAATAGAGAAGGAAATAATTTTACTATTAAAGGGTTATTACCCAGTGATGAGCCAATTAAATTATCTTTTAGTTATAATGACATTAGAAAAGATATGTTAATTACTATTAAGTCGTTCTTTTAAGGAGAATTAATATGTCACAAAGTAATTATAATACATTTTCAACAATGCCATATATTCCATATAAGATAGTTATGGCTCTCGTTGAAAATAACAATCTCTTTAAACTCTTATATTATCCAACGAAAGATGCGCTATCTCAGCCAAATTTAACTTTAGAACAAAAGGTTAATATGATTTGGAATGGGCAAGATAGAACAGATGATTATACGATTTTTTTAACTAATATTCAGCCTAATTTAGAAACAATTAGCAGACCTGTATTAAAAATATATCGTTACGATACTCTCCCAAAAACATATACAACCGCTGTTATTAGTTATGAGTTTGATATTCTATTCGGTACAAAAATACCCATAGTAGATTACAACGGTGTTCCTTGTAATAGAGGCGATTTAATTGAAATGGAATTAATGAAATCGTTGAACGGACAAGATGTTGCAGGGGTAGGATATTTACAATATAATCATCAATTATCAACATTAGATAGGTCGCGAGTTGGAATAGGGAATAATTCTACTTTTACAGGGTATTATTTCATTATGAGTACAATTTACACAGATGTAGGTCGTGTAGATGGGTGCAATAGCTAAAGATATATCCATAAATGTAGGGTTAGGGATTCCAGTAGAATATAAGGGATTAAAGGTATTTCCGATTAAAGTTAGAGATTTTTTAAAATTTTCAGATTCTTATGGGATTTTAGATATAGATAAATCTTCCATTGGGAATGTCGAAGTTATTAAAATGTCCTATTTGGAATATTTAATATATTTAATTTTAGGTAACAATGAGATTAAACAGAAATTTATAAATATAATAGATTTGTGTTTTGGTATTGCATATGATGAAGAATTTAAGAACAAAACAGATATTCCTCAAGATGAATTGCTTATTGAAAATATTGACGAAAATAGTTTTAATTTATATATTAATGGTCGCAATATTTGTTTGATGATAAAGAAAAACAAAGCAAGAATTGTTTTAAATAATAAAGAATTGTCTGCTTCAGATTTTGATAATTTAAGAAAGATTATTCTGTATCAAAATATCGAGGGTTACGATGATAGACCTATGAGTAATGATTTTAAAAGAATTGTTACAGATTATTTTGCGTTAAAAAATAAGGGAATTAAAAATCCGACTTTGGAATATAAAGTAGGTGTTGTTCTTAGTTCGAGTGGATATACTCATGAAAAAATTATGGATATGCCCTATAGGTTATTTGAAATAACCTTTAATACTATTGTTAGTAAATATGATTATATCATTAATATGATAGCAGTCACACAAGGTGCTAAAATAGATATTGACCATTGGGTATATAAAAAAGATAAGGATATTTATGATGATATATTTAGTGATGCGAATGAATATGCAAAACAATTTACAAGTATTTAATAAGGAGGAAAATAAAGTTGGATAAATATATTTTAGCTGGTGTAAGTACTATTCGAGCCTTTACTCAATCTCCTACTTTGCCACAACTTGTTTTTACAACTAAGACTACTCAAGATGCTGGTTTAACCACTTCCATTTCGGCAGAGGAGGTTAGAGGTGGTTTGTCTAATCCCTTACTTGGACAGTATTTTCATGATAGTCTGCTTGAAATGTCTATCACCGATGCCTTGTTTAATTTACAATATTTAGCGTTAAATGTTGGTGGCAATATTACTATTGGTGGTAGTTCTTTGGTTACTGAAAGCGTAACCACTACCACGCCTAATCAAATTACTATTACTGGTACACCTGTTGCTTTTGGCAATGCTGGCACTGTTGGTTTTTATACTATCGAGGGTACGGAAGATTATAAATCTATCACTTTTGCGAATAAAACCGCAAATGTAACCAATTTACCTGTTGGCTCTAAAGTTTGCGTTACTTACAATACGAACGATGATGTCTTGCAAGAATTTACTGTTCCGTCTGCTATGATTCCAAGTGAGGTTCATTTAGTTGCTACTTATCCGTTATTTGCTGGTGGTATCACCAATCAAGCTTTGAGTACAAGTTCGCAAGTTGGCGAATTAATTATTGATATTCCAAGATTCCAGTTATCTGGTGCTATTTCTCTAAGTATGTCTGCTTCTGGTGTTTCTAATACTCCTTTAAACGGTAAAGCTTTGGCTTCTTATACTACTGCAAATTGCTCTGATATGGGTATGTATGGTACTGTTAAGATGAAAATTTATGGCAAGAACTGGTCTGAAGATTTGGAGTCTATGGCTGTTGATGGCGCAGAAATTTCTATGAACACTGGCGAGAAATTGACTTTGAAAGTTGTTGGTATTTTCTCTGGTGGTATTACTGGTGTATTGAACAACAGCAATTTAACCTTTACCAGTGGTACACAGGCTACTGCTACTGTGAGCAATATTGGTGAAGTTGAGGCTAAACATGCTGGTACTACTATTATTGGAATTACTGCTACCGATAAGCCTGATATTAAAGCTTATGCGGAAGTTACCGTAGGATAAAACAAAGAGGGGTTTAAACGCCCCTTTTTTTCAATTTTTGCTTTTAGGGAGCGGTATTATGGACATATTTTGTGAATATTGTATTGTTGCACCTTATAATCAAGATTGCCAATGTACAAAAACTGGCGATTATTGCCCATATGTTTACAGGTGCGAAAAAGAAAAAAGAAATCGTCCGATGTCGCAAATGGCAAATTGCAAATTTAAACAAGAACCTATTAAATTAGGTAAAGGTGAATACAAAGTGCGATTTGAACATAAGGGTAAACTTTATGTTGAGGTTGACAATCAAGTTATTGTGTTCAAAAATCCATTTGATTATATACCTCAAATTGTAAAATTAAGGAAAGTAAATGGAGAATATCGGATAAAAGGAGATTAAAAATGAAAGATTTAAAAGTTAAAGATACAAATATTTTTCATAGCGAAAGATTTGATATTGATATTCAGAGATATTTACCAATCGAGAAAGTTAAATTAATCGTCCAAGAATTATTAGAAGTCGATGATGTAACTGATAGAAAAATTATGCTTGACTGGTATTTATTGTTATTCGCTACAAATGTCGGCGTTGATGAAAATATTAGTATCGAAAAATATAATTATTTCATGCAAATTCTTTTAATTGACGAAGTAGAATATGAATGTAGTAGTTATGGATTGATTTGCGACCTTTTAAGTGAAGCTGAAAGTGTTGAAAATACTATTAAAAAATTGGCGAGAAGTTTAGAAGAATCTACTAATAAAATGGTAAAAAAAATGCCAAGTAAACAAAAGGTAGAAAAAATTATGGGGGAGATGTCGAAAAATGGTACAGAAAATAAACTCAAGAGCTGATAATCAACTCAATGTAATATTGACCGACATACTAAATAATACAACCCAAGAATTATACGATCAATTAATTACTATTATTCAAACTAAAATATACGATTCAGAACCTTTGTGGTATACAAGAACATATCAATTCAGTGATAGTTTTGTTATGGAGAACGCAAAGTTCGTGGGAAATTATGTTGAATCGAACATTTATCAGGACTTATCGGTAATGGTTTGGAATGCAGAGCTATTTCAGCATGGTAATATTTATGAGCCATTAAAAGAGCATGAGTTAGCCGACATTTTAAATAATGGTACAAATAATTCCGCTTTTGGATTTTCACCTGTTGTTGCGACAAAATTTTGGGATGAATTTGAAAAATATGTTAATTTGAATTTGGACAAAATATTTCAAAGAGAAGCAAGAAAATACGGCTTAGATTTACAAGTTGGAATTTCTCACTCTTTTAATTAGGGATAAAGGGAATATAAAAGATGAGATATATTAGTTTAGATGCTTCAACTACAGCTATTGGTTGGAGCATTTTTGATGAAGATAATTTAGTTAATTACGGAAAATTAACCCCAGATGATGAAAAAGCTCCATGGAGAAATAGAATAATCAATTTAATTCCAAAAATGAATAAATTATTATTAGAATACAAACCAGAAATAGCATATATTGAAGATGTGCCTTTAATTGATAAGAAAAGCAAATTGACTTTAGTTCAATTAGGTGCGGTTCAAGGTATGCTATTAGGAGTTTTATATTCATTTAATATTGAAACTCGTTTTATTTATGTTTCAACATGGAGAAAGAATATTGGTTTGCATGATGGAACACAAAAAGGAATGGAAAGAGAAAATCTCAAACCTAATTCCATCAAGCTGGCAAATAAATTATTTAATCTTGAGCTGAAATGTGTTTATAGTAAGACAGGAAAATATCAAGAAAAAAAATCAGACGATGATATTTCTGATAGCATCTTGATTTTTGCTTCAACCAGAGAAAAATATCGTGTGAAAAAATAATATGGAGGTGCATAACAGTTGGCAGATTATAGTTTAAATCTAAAAGCCAATATTGATACTTCCCAGATTTTAAGACAATTACAAACTATTGAGCAAAAAGGTCTAAAAGTTAATATTGACAAAGGAAGTTTAAGTAGTGTTCAAACTTCTCTTAATAATATTAACAAGAATTTACAATCTACTTACAGAATTTTAGTCCAAATATCTGGAAAAATTTCTGACTTGCCTAAAAATGTAAAGATTGTAGATGCGAGTGCGAATAGTATAAATAAGACATTGAAACGAACCTCTCAAACCGTAGGCGATATTTTTGAAAAAATGTCAAAATTTTATACGGTTAGCCAAATAATTGGATTAGTCACTTCTGCAACTCGTGGATGGTATGAAGCTGTTAGCGATTTAGACGCGGCATTGACTGAATTTAAAAAGGTTTCAGATTTAAGAGGCTCTGGGCTTGATAAATATGTTCAGACGCTATCCGAAATGGGTGAATTGACTGGTAGAACTACTGCTGAAATGGTAGAAGCTGCAGGAAACTTTAAAAAGAGTGGATTTTCCGAAAGTGATGCTGCTATATTAGCCCAGACCGCTTCAGTATTTCAGAACATAGCAGATAGTGAGTTAAGCGCTGCCGATGCCGCTCTTGTTATCATAAGTAACCTAAAAGCTTTTAATTTTAATGCACAAGATAGTATACGAGTTATAGATGCTATTAACGAGGTTTCGAATAAGTTTAGTGTTTCAAGCACCGATTTAATGATAGGTCGGAAGTATGGCAACATACAAAGAAAACAATTCTAAACCCAGAAGTTCCTTAGAGCTAATTCGACTACAACATAGGGATGAAATATGCTCAAGTGTGAATGTTTTAAAAATGAATTAGATTGGATAATTGGGCACGAAGTTCCGAATAGGAATGTGTCAAACGACTATCGAAAGCAAATAATAAATGTAACTATTTAACTATTGACAAATGAAATTTATTATGTTATAATAGTTAAATAGAATAAGCTACAAAGTAGACGAAGTGAGTAGAGTACAGCCATAACATGGTTGGTTATAAGATGAGATTAGTCTTATGTAATCCCATTAAATGGAAACGAATTGCTCCTCTGTTGAGGATGAAGAAATAGTCTAATTTGTATGAAAATACAAAGAGGTGTTATTTTTTGGAATTAAATGATATTATAAAAGAGTTGAAAGAAAAAGAATGTTTGTTGGTCGAATATATTAACGCAGACTATGTTATAATTAAAAACAAAAATAACACTTAATAGTATCATTAGGTTTAAGTAAAACCGCGGCGGCTATGGGGACTTTAGGTAATAGTTTTGAACAGACTGTTGCATTGATGACTGGAGCAGGAGAAATTTTACCTAACCAGTCAGGAAAAATTGCTCGCGGACTGAGGACAGTCGGCTTGAACATCAGTTTACTTGCTAACAAAAGTTCAGAGTTAGCATTAGGATACAATAATATAACCGTTGCCCTTAGAGATTCAGAAGGGCAGATGCGCTCAACTTATGATATCCTTGGTGATATAGCCAAATATTGGGGACAAATGTCAGAAGCCCAAAAACAATCATTGGGTCTGACCATAGCAGGTAAATTGATTCTTGCCTGTACAGATTTAATTGCTGGAACACCTTTAGAGTTATTACAACCAAACTATTATAGTAATATATATAGTGGCACGACCAATAATCGTGGTATGGTGATATTGTAATAAATTAGGAAATCAGCAGACCACCGTCTTTTTGAAATAAAAGACAAGGTTTCAACGACTATCGAAAGCAAATAATAAATGTAACTATTTAACTATTGACAAATGAAATTTATTATGTTATAATAGTTAAATAGAATAAGCTACAAAGTAGACGAAGTGAGTAGAGTACAGCCATAACATGGTTGGTTATAAGATGAGATTAGTCTTATGTAATCCCATTAAATGGAAAGAATCTGTGGTTGTTATAGCAACTAAAATATAGTCTATTAATATGAAAATATTATATGAGAGGTAATAGAGTGAAAAAAGAAAAAGCTTTATTATATATAAAAAAAGCTAATTTGGAATGTTTAGAAGAACTTCCAGAACAAATATCTCCTGAAAAAGACCATTTTTCTTTTATAGACAAAGAAGGATATAAATATTTTTTAACCATAAAAAACATCAACGATAAAAGAAGTGGTTTTGCAATAGTTAAATCGCATAATCCCTATACTCTTGAAAATATTCAAACTTATATTTACAATAATGGAGGAACAGCAAAAGTTTTATCAACAAAATGGAGTGGTGGCAGAAATAAAATTAAACTATTATGCCAAGAATGTGGAGCGGAATATGAGGTTAGATGGGGGCACATCTATTACAATAAAAAATTCCAATGTAATAAATGCGCATACAAAGACCCTCATAATAAATCCACTCAAGAAGAAACAAATAAAATTTGTCAAAAACATGGGTATAACATTATTGACAGCACTTATGTTAGTAGACATAATTTTGATATGGTTGATAAATATGGTTATAAATATTCAAACGCTTCGGTTTATACTTTGGACAGTAGGACTAACAGAATGATGAAATTTTCTCAAGAAAACAAATATCAGATTGAGAATATGAGGTTGTATATTGATAAAAACAACTTAAATTTAAAAATTCTTTCAAAAGAAAACATTGACACAAAAAAAGGATATCTTAGAGCGATATGTTCTCAATGTGGAAAAGAATTTGAAATTCAGTGGGGGAATATTATTTATTACCATCACAATAGATGTCCAGTCTGTTCAAAGGCAGAAAGCAATTATGAATTTATAATAGAAGAATTTTTAAAAGAAATTAGTGTTGAATATGTTAGAGAAAAAAGGTTTTCTTGGTGTAGGAATAAACGCGAATTACCGTTTGATTTTTATTTACCTGATTACAATACGATAATCGAGGTTCATGGAGCGCAACATTACGAAGAAAATAATTTTTTTACCAAAACTTTAGAAGAACAGCAAGAGATAGACATGTATAAAAAAGAATGTTGTTTAAGAAATGGTTTAAAATATATTGAAATACCATATTGGGAGATTAAAGAAACTGGAAATTTTAAAAATATAATAAGTCAAAACTTAATAAAAGAAGAATCAATATGAGGTTTTGGCTTCAGAGCTTCAAAATTTTTCCCAAACTCAAAAAGCATATGAGACTGCGCTACATTCTTCGGGTTCTGCTTTAAAGGAAAATGAGGCTTATGCTGAGTCTTTGGAGTATAAAATCCAAATGTTAAAGAAAGCTTTTCAGGATTTAGCTAATAGCATTGCAAGTTCAGATTTATTAAAGCAAACTATTGACATGGGAACTGCGTTATTGGAGTTTGCAAACACAGATATTGGAGCGGCTATTATTCAATTAGGATTATTCACAACCGCCGTAATAGCTGCCAATAAAGTTATCCCCGCCTTTATGTCGACAACCATGATTAAGAAAACAGGGAGTGCTTTTTCTTATTTCTTTCTTTCGCTAAGCGAAGGTGTTGGAATTATTGGAAAATTAAAGATATCTCTGTCAGCTTTATTCCAAATTATTAAAGCGAATCCGATTGCCGCTGTTATTACGGCAGGAATGGCATTATATAAAGTTTTCGATTATATCGCTGGAGCGGCAGATAGAGCAAGAGAAAAAACGCAAGGATTTAAAGATGAATTAGACGAAATTAATTCTGAAATTCAAGACTTAGAATCTCAAAAATCGTCAGCAGGAACAACCGCCGAAATAGCTAATCTTGATAAGCAAATTGAAAGACAAAAGGAATTAGCCCGACTTAAACAGGAAGATGTCAATCAATCATTAAAACAGCAGTATATAGCAGAGGGCTGGACTGAAACTCCAACCGTTAAATATACCGATGAAAGCGGTGTTGAGCAAACCATTGAGGGTTACTCTAAAGCTACACAGATGATTGAGGATTATAAAAAGGCAGTCAAAGATGGTTCTGATAAACAAAATGAATTAAAACAGCAATTAATTGAAACTGCTACCAAATTCGAAGAATACGAAAAGGCTGGAATTGAGCTTACTGATGCTCAAAAACAATTAATTGCATATGCCGATAAAGTTAGTGGTGTAACTGAAACTATCAAAAATAGAACAACTGCTCTTTCTCTTGTTACTCAACAATTTGCCTCATCTTTAAAGGTCGAAGGTGACGCTTATGTATTTGTCACTGAAGCCGCCAAGGAAGCTGCAAGAGTTCAGAAACAAAACGAATATAATAAAACTGAAGCAACCTTAAAACAAGTCCAAGCTCGTATTGCAGCCTATCAATCCGAAGCAAATGCTCAATTAGCTTTGTCAGGAGCAGGAGGCATTGAAGCATACGGATATTCTAAACGTGATTTGGCTCGTTTAAGAAATCAAATTGCTCAGCAAAAAGCTCAAGGTGTAGACACTTCTCAATTAGAAAAGAAATATGCCGATTATCAAACATATTATTCTACTAAAGATGCTTTACAATTAATTCAAAATCAGATTGACACAATTAATGCTATGGGGGTTTCCACTGGTGGCACAGGAGATTCTATTTCTACTGGCAATGGTGGTGGCTCTTCTGTAAAAACAGCTCAAGAAAAAGCAGAAGAATCCTTAAAAGCTCAACACGAAGCATATCAGAAAATTATTTCCGATATGGAATATCAATTATATATCGCAGAAAAGAATGGTGCTTCAGACGAAGAACGTATTCAAATGATGCAGAAAATCCAAGAGATGTTATTGTCTCAAAGGGCGGTATATGAAAAACAAGGCTTGGCAAGCAACCATGAATATATTCAAGAGCTTAATAAACAATGGTGGTCATATGCCGATGATATAAAAGATATTCAAGATAAGATAACAGAAAATGTAAAAAAAGCTCAAGAGGAACAATTAGAGAATTTGAAAAATTCTTTAGATGCTCAATTAGAGCTTTTAAGATATCTTAAAGATGAGCGTGTTTCTGCTATTGACGAACAAATTGCTCAATTAGAGAAAGAAAAGGACACTTTAAAAGAACGTAACGATGAAATAGCAGATGGTATCGAACTTCAAAGATTAGAAGATGCATTACAAGCCGCTAAACAGAAAAAAGTTCGAATCTGGAAAAGTGGAATTGGATGGACATATGAGCAGGACGTTGAAGCTGTTCGACAAGCTCAAGAAGAGTTAGATGAATATAAACGCAATCAGCAACAAGAAGCAGAAGAAAAGCGAATTGATGAGGAAATTGCAAAGCTCGAAGATTATAAACAACAGTGGGAAGATGTTGTTGATAATTACGAAAAGCAACAGAATATTTTATTAAATGAACAAACTATTGGCAAAAATAAAGAATATCAAAATATCCAAGATAGAATTAAAAATCTTGAAGATTTTAAAAATGAATATACGAGAATTATCAACGAAATAAACAGTCTGCAAATTCAACAGAATTATATGGGTGCTGGAGCTGGGGCTGGATTATCGTCTGGTGGAGGAGGAGCTTCGTCATCTTCTACAGATAATCGTTCTAATCAGAAAAAATATTTAGATAATTTGGTAAGTAGTGGAACAGCAGGACAAAAGAAATGGGCGCAGAGTCAAATTGCTCAAGGTAAATATGCTACTGGCTCATTGTCTGTTCCGCAATCTGGTCTATCTTTAGTTGGTGAACAAGGTAGAGAGTTAAGAGTATTAAATCAGGGCGATGGTATTATCCCTAATAAATTGACCGAAAATCTTATGAATTTAGGACGGTATAGTATTCCGCAATTAGCCAGTATTATGAATACGGTTAATCAGAAAGATAGCAGCAATAATATGAATATTCAAAATCTGACTGTTGCATTACCCAATATTCGTGACAATTCTTCTGTTGAAACTATTCAAAGAGCTTTATTAGATTTACCAAACAAATTAAAGCAAAAAGCATATAGTATTTAAAACTAAAGGGGTGTTTATTGGGGCATCCCTTTATGGTTTTTATAAAAGAAACAAAGTGGGTGATATATTGATTATTCAAGGTACAAATAAACCTATTCTTATTGATTTTGGACAGGATATGAGTTGGCTTAAACAAATTGAAATAGGCTTATATGTAGGTTCAAATGAACTAACCACTTGGGATATTAATTCGGTAAAAATTAGAGAGGGTATTGTTGAATGTCCTCAAACTCAAGAGCAAACAATTAATTATCGCACAGGAAATTGCGTTATACTGGTTAAATGGATTGGGCAAGATGGATATACACAGTTTGCTCAAAAAATTAATGATATTATTGTAGAGTGGGATAATAAGAATATAATGGGTGAGACACAAGATGGATAATGTTTATCAAATTAAACAAATTGAGAATAATAACTATCATAAAGTTAAAACCTATACCGAGGCGGTTATTGAGAAAGGTATTTCTCCCTACATTGGAGAAAATGGAAATTGGTTTGAGTACGATGATGAATTAGGTAAAGCTGTTGATACTGGGATTAAAGCTCGTGGCGATAATGGTAAATCTGCTTACGAAATTGCAGTCGAAGAGGGATTCGAGGGTTCTGTTAAAAGCTGGCTTGTATCTTTAAAGGGAGCAGATGGTATTTCCCCTACAGTAGAAACAGAACAAACGGAAACTGGAGCAACAATTTATATTACTGATAGATTAGGCGTTAAAAGTGCTATAATAAAAAATGGTAAAGATTTCACTTATGATATGTTCACCCCAGAACAATTAAACAGTTTAAAGGGACAAGATGGATATTCTCCTACGGCAGAGGTAAAGCAAACATCTAATGGTGCGAGAATAACCATTACAGACAAAGAACAAACTACTACCGCTGATATTCAAAATGGCAAAACCCCAGTTAAAGGTGTAGACTATTTTACAGATAGTGATATTGAAAGTATTGTAAATCAAACCAAATCTGAAATAACAATTCCTACAAAATTATCTCAATTAGAAGAAGATTCAGAACACAAAACTGTTTCAGACAATGAGATTAATAATTGGAACAATAAGAGTTCATTTAGTGGTTCTTATAATGACTTAACAGATAAGCCGACTATTCCAAATGTTGATAATAAATTGGATAAGCCAGTGAATATGCCATCAGTGGGAAATATTTTAGTTGTAAAACAGGTTAATGATGATGGAACATTTTTGTGTGAGTGGGCTAATAAAGAAAACAAATTTGAATTAATTGAAACTGTTGTTTTAGATAAAGATATGCCTTTTATTGATAAAGCTACAGAACCAAACGGATTACCATATAATTTTTCAGCATTATATTTATATATGGATATTGAGCCTGCTACTAACACATCCTCATTATCAGTTGTTGTAAATAATAATAAGAATTTATGTAATCAGTATGCTATCATTCATGATAAGAAAATATATACTTATGTATATTCAAAGATTGTAAATGGTTATTTAGATACTGTTTATCCAACTAATGTATACACATTTCAAAATGCAGCAACAACGATAAATAAAGCTAATTTTAATCCAGAAACAATTTTTAATGTTGAATCAATTAATAAAATTAGAATTATTGCAGCGAAAGTTAGTGGAGATGGAGAAGCGTACATTCCACAAGGCTCATCAATTCAAATTTGGGGTGTTAGAAAATGAGCGAAAGTCTGTCTAAGAAATTGTCAGATGGTATCGTGGATTGCATAAACACAATATGTAAAAGTTTGCCATTTACAAAAATTTATCGTGCAAAGATTATATCCAATATTAGTGCAGGTATTTATAAGGTATTGTTAAATGGCAAAGAGTATGATTTGCCAGTTTACGGTTCTGGAACATTTTCTGATAATGAGGTTGTAAGAATTGTTGTTCCATTAAATGATTTTAGTGATGCGTTTATATTATCTAAATAAGGGGTGAAATAATGAGAGAACACGCTTATGGCGCAATTCCGTCTCCCAAAGATAGTAGAGATTATAAGGCAAAAGAATATTTAAACATGGGTATGTTACCTGACGAATATTTGCCAGATAAATATGCTCCTGTTATTAATCAATATAATGTAAGCTCTTGCGTTGCTCATGCTTTGTCTACTATGAAATGGTATCAAGAAGAAAGAGAAAAAAAATCAAATAGAGAATTTTCTACTGATTTTATTTACCATAATAGAACAGAAGAAGATTGGCAAGGCAAAGGAATGTATGTAAGAGAGGGATGTAAACATCTTTGCGAAGATGGCGTTGTATTAAAAAAAGATTTGCCGACAAATACAGAATACCCCAATATGGGCATTAAAAATATGGTAAAAGGTTTAAAAGACAAAGCCCTGCCGTATAATGGTACAAAATACATTAGTTTGTCAGATAAAAACGATATTAAAGAGGCAATTTTCCAATATGGTGCGTGTGTATTATCTATTCATGTACCAGTAAGTTTTGATGCCTTTTGGTTTAAGAGTGAGAAAGATATGAAATTGCCAATGCCAAAATCCGATGAAGATAAAGCTGGCTATCATGCTATTTGTGCATTTGGCTATACAAAAAATGGAATTTTAATTCAAAATAGTTGGGGCGAAGCTTGGGGAAATAATGGTGTAGCTATTATTCCTTGGAGTTATCCCTTAAATGAGGCGTGGGTTGTTGTGGATAAAATAAAAGATTGGGATATTATTGAATTACAAATCGACAATAAAGAATATACATTTAATGGTGAGGTCAAAGAATCAGATGTTGCTCCGACCATTAAAGACAATAGAACATTAGTTCCATTAAGATTAATTGGGGAAATTTTAGGAGCAGAAGTGGATTATTGGGAGAAAGACAAGAAAATAATTATCAGAAAAGAGAGATAAACATGACGTGGTATCAATTTTTGTGCCTTATAGGCGCACCATCTTTGTTTTCTGGGGCAATATTATTTATTGTAAGAAATTTTATTTCCCATGAGAGAAAGCACAATGAGGAAACAAAAAATAAATTAGCAGAGACGGAAAAGAAAACGGTTGCGACAATGTTAGGAATCCAAGCATTATTGAGAGCACAAATGATTTCAGAATATAATCATTATCACGAAAAAGGATATGCTCCGATTTATGCGAGGGATAATTTTGAAAATTGTTGGACACAATATCATAGTTTAGGGGCAAATGGTGTTATGGATGACATCCATGAAAAATTTATGCTATTACCTATCAATAAGGAGAGATAATTTATGAAAATTAACTGGAAGGTTCGCTTTAATAATCCTTTGTTTTATGTAAGTATTGTATTAAGTATTGTTACACCTATTTTGGCTTATTTCGGTTTAAGTTGGGAACAAATGACATCATGGCAGACTTTAGGAAATCTGTTTGTTGAAGCTATTAAAAATCCTGTAGTGGTTGTTGCAGTTTTGGTGTCTTTATATAACGCTGTTATTGACTTTACTACAAGCGGTGTTTCTGATAGTCAACAAGCATTAACTTATTCCGTACCTAAAAAAGACGAATAATAAGAGGTGTTATAATTGGAAAGCAACTTAGGTTATGTAACCCATAGAAAGAAACTTTTAGATTTTATTATCACAGATTTAAAACAAAGCTTTGGAGATAAATATACTCAATTAACCAAAGATTATTCTATCCAAAATGCTTTAGAAGATTTTTTATATTGTACTAATAATGGCGAATTTGAAATTTTATTAGATGGCAAAGAAATCAATCCTAAAAGAATTTCCGTATTATCTGTTTCTGAAAATAGTACAGATAGTTGGATTTTTACATTTCCCTTTAATAATAAAGATATTAAATTAACCATTAATTTTAAAATAAAAAACAATGGTTTGATCGCTGATTATGTTATTGAAACAGATGATTCTAATTTAGACAAGAGTATTATTGGTCGAAATATTTCTATCTTTTCTCACGTTGAAAGTAAATTAATTTTTGATAATCAAATCTCTTTTAAATGGAATGATATTAAAAAGGCATATGTGTCTGATGTTGAAATCCCCGAAGTATATGTTGGTGGTTCTTATGTTGTTGAGTTTGACGGTCAAAGATACTCTGACTTACAAATGCTCAAACTTGATGAAGATTCTTATTTTTTAGGTGGGGGCGAAAGTTGGGATAGTGCTTGCCAGAAAATTGAATTGATTGGTTCTAATGGCAAAAAAGATTATTCCGATATTCATTCTGCTATACTGTTGACATCTCCTGATATTTACAGGTATGATGAATTACATTCTCTTAAAGTTTGGGAAGTAAGAGAATTTGTTCATAAAATTGATAGCAAATTTATTCCTCGCGACGATTATACTGATGAAACTATGACTTTTAAAAATATTATTGTTACTGGTGATGGAGTAATCAATCATTTAGTGGTAGATGATAGTTGCACAGTTCCTAATCCAAGTGGAAATAATGATGCTGTTAATAAATTATATTTTGAAGAAAATCAAAATTTAATCAAAGACGATTCTGACCCATATGAGGGAACTTGTTATTATCTCAAGGGATATGATAATGGTTTTAAAATCTATCCTAATGGAGATATAAGAACAAGCGATATTCGCGTTGTAGGAGATATTGCGCTGGCTCGTAAAATAGAGGGTGGACATGAATTTATTTTAACCAATTCTTTAGACGAAAATTCGCCTATTGGAAGTGTGTTAAGTATTGAAACCACAGACAACGGAAATCAAGTTCCAATTCTTTGTTCTGCTAATCCTTATAGAGACGATATGTTGGCAAATAAAGGTTATGTGGATTCTTTACATCCTATTATCCCAGTTGAAAATAACGAACAAATTACGACTCAAATTTCTAAAACAGGCATTGTTAAATTATCTTTAACGCAAATTGTTAACGCCATGAGAAAGGGCATTGTACCAAAAGTTGTTATTAAGGAGAATTATACTATTAGTAGCAGTAATGTAAGTCGTACATCTATTGTCGACTTGACTTCCATGATGCCTAATGCAGACGATAGTAGTATAACAATTACTGGCACTTCTCCAAAATTTAGCATTACATTGATTATGACAGCAAATAGCGATACTCTAACGATTAATCCTATTTCTAATTAAGTATTAAGGGGGTTATCATATGGCTAAAATCCAAGCTCCCTGTGGGGTATTCTTAGATGGAAATTCTTTTGGTGTAGACAAAAAAGAACAAATGATAACCTTGATTGGCGGTGGCGGTGGTGGCGGAATTAAATTTGGAGATTTCACTGTCGCCACCATTCAACAATCAAGTAGCAAGACATTTACAGATGCTTCAAAAATATTAAATGTATTTATTTATGATGAAATTAACGGAGATGAAATCGGATGCGATGTTGATGTTGATAATACAAAAGTCACCGTCACTTTAGCAGACAAACCAAAAGCTCCATTGAGAGTAATTATTATGTATATATAAGCAAAGGAGTAAGATAATGATTTATTTAGCAAATATAAATTTAAATCAAAATGAATTGCAAAACGCAGTTATTTCGCCTTTAACAACAGCTCCAGCTACTCCTAAACAAGGTCAGATTTATTATGATAAAAATACCAACAAGCTCATGCAATATAATGGCAAAAATTGGCAAACAGTTGGTATGATTGTGGAAGATTCTGATATTAACGGTAATATTAAAGTAGATGGCGTTGAAATGACTGTTTATGCTTTGCCGACTGCTACAACTACACAGGTTGGCGGTGTCAAAGTTGGCGCAGGTTTAGCGGTTTCTTCTGATGGTACTTTGAGTGCAACTGGTGGTGGTACTGCCGACGCTGTTGAATGGGCAAATATATTAAGTAAACCTGACACTATCGAGGGCTATGGTATTACTGATGCTAAAATTGATGGAAATACTATCACTTTAGGAAACAATACCACAAATATTGTGTCCTCTGTAGATGGTACAAGTGGAGTAATTACGACAAACGCTGTTAAAACCATTATTCAAGACTTGACAGAAAATCAGAAACAACAAGCAAGAACTAATATCGGTGCAGGCACGAGTTCATTTAGTGGTTCTTATAATGATTTGACAGACAAACCGACTATTGATACCGAAATGTCCGATAGTTCTATTAATGCAGTTCAAAACAAAGTTATCAAATCTTATATTGATAAAATTGTTTCTGCCTCTCAGGGTCTTGAATATAAAGGCACGATTAATTCTGTAGATGATATTCCTACAACTTATAAAGTTGGCTGGTTATATGTGATTGGTACAGCAGGAACATATGTTGGACAAAAATGTGAAGTCGGAGATATGATGATTGCTGTTGTTGCTCGTCAGGGTTCGGGTAATGAAAATTCTGACTGGGATATCATTCAGACTAATATTGACGGAGCGATTACTGAAATCGCTGGTATTACTCCAATAGTTGTTGATGGTGAAAATGCAAAGCGTACTATCTCTATGGCTGATAGCGGAGTAACTGCAAAAGCGTATGGTGATACTACTGCTCAAACTCCCGCTTTTGGTGCTACATTTAAAGTTCCAAGTTTTACTGTTGATAAATTTGGCAGATTAACCGTTGCAGGAGAACACACAGTTACCATTCCCGATGCTATTGCCAGTGCAAGCGCAAACGGTCTGTTAACAAGTGCAGATTATACTTTATTACATGGTTTAGATACTGATGTAACAAAATTAAAACAAGATGTTTCTACTTTGCAAACTTCTGTGGTTACTAAATATAGTTTAACTTTAACTGCTGGACAAACATCTACAACACAGAATATCACCTCTAGTAGTGATATTTTATCCATTGAAGCTTCTAATGCAACAACAGGAGAAACTATAATGGTCGATTCTGCTTTGGTCGGTACTGTATTGACTATTTCTATTGAAGCTGCGACTGATTATGATATCAAAATTATTGTTGCAACTCTTTAATAGAGAGGTGAAATATTAATGAAAAATTTAGGTCAAATTATTGACCCGAAAGATATACCAACAAAAGAATATGTTGACGCTCTTGGAACTCGTGTATCTACTAATGAAGATAATATAGCTATGGCTGAAAGCGATATTGAATCATTACAAACCGATGTTGCCACATTAAAGACAGGTAATACCGCCAATCAAGCTGCAATTAAAACATTGCAAGATACCTATGTTCCGAATACAAGAAAAATTAATAACAAATCTTTAGACAATGATATAACACTAACAGCTTCCGATGTAGGCGCAATATCTCAAACGAGTGCAGATGACAGATATTTAAAATTAACTGGTGGTACTTTATCTGGTCTATTAGCTATCAATAAAACAGATGCTGTAGATAATTCAACAAGTTTCTTATCTACATTAAAATCAAATAAATTTCCTAACTCTACAAGATATTCAATAGATGATAAGGGTATAATTAAATTAGTAAATCCAGCAGAAAATAACTCTTATTTATATTTTAATCCTACTACAAATCATTTATATATGAGAAAAGATGCTGGCAATTCTTCTGGTATTAGTATGGATTATAATACAACTACACCAAATATTGGATTTTTAGGTGTTGCAGGGGGTAAAGTTACAAATTTAGCAACACCTACTAATAATACAGATGCAACAAATAAAGAATATGTTGACACAAAAGCTACGGTTCATTCTTATACAGCGAGTCTATCGACAACATGGACAGGCACAAGTGCGCCGTACACCCAAAGTATCTCGATAAGCGGTATCTTATCGACTGATAAGCCGCATATTACGCCTGTGTACTCGACGACTAATGCGACGGCTATTTTGGAGAAAAAAGCGTGGAACTGTATTAGTAAGGCAGTGACGAGTGCAGGTAAGATAACGTTTACTTGCTTTGAAGAAAAGCCGACCCAAGCGCTCAGTTTGCAGATAGAGGTGATTAGATAATGAGCGAGGCTTTTTTGTATGGACAAACACAGACAGAGAGAGAGACTATAAATGGAATTATAAATATTACTGGAAATCGAGAAACGTATATACATGTTTCAGGTTTAGATTTTAAACCTGAACATATAATGGTTGTATATAGAGGGGGAACTTATTTTCAAACAGGGCTTCTTATGTATGTTTTATATGATAATGGAGATATAAAGAGTTGCATAGGAGCAAGTAGAGATTATGGAATAGAAATAGATTCTTCAAATGTTAAAATAAATATAAAAGATGATGGGTTTGACTTATGGCAGGAAAGTTTTTATTTTACAAAAGGCACTCAATATTATTATGAAGTATACTAAAATAAATAATTAATTCTAAACAATTCAAACAATAAACAAAAGGAGATTTTAATATGGCAGAATGTTATTTATATTATCAGACCCGACGGTAGCGTGTGTATTTTTATGGGTTACTTATAAGGAATAAAATAAATATACAATAAAATTACAAGGATAGATAATAACATTATGAACATAGGACAAAAGGGTTTAAATTTAATTAAAAAATATGAAGGTTGCTCTCTTATAGCATATCAAGACAGCTCTGGTATTTGGACTATTGGTTATGGTTGGACTGGAAAAGTTAATGGTAAATCAATATATAAAGGGCTTAAAATCGACCAAAAAACAGCCGATAATTTACTCTTAGATAATCTTATCCTATATGAGAATAAAGTCAATAAATATCAAAATATTTACCATTTCAACCAAAATGAATTTGACGCTTTAGTTTCATTTTGTTACAATATTGGTAATATCGACCAGTTAACTAATAATGGCAAACGCACAAGAGAGCAGATTAAAGACCATTGGACTGCATATTGCAAATCTAATGGTAAAATATTACAAGGTTTAATTAATAGGAGAGAAGCAGAATTGAAATTGTTTAATCAAAAAGATAATAATTATATAACTGTATATAAAAATAATCAACCTATTAATTTACAAGCTGTTAATATAAATGGAAATAATTATATTAAATTAAGAGATATTGAAAAAATATCTAATTTAAAAGTTGAATATATTAATGGCACAATTTATATAAAATAAGAAAGGATTGATATAATGGCAATTAATTATAATCCTACTACATGGGTAGATAATACAACACCTGTTAATGCTCAATATCTTAACAATATTGAACAAGGTATTGCTAATGCTACAACTCAAATTAATACAAATACAAATAATATTGCAACAAATACTTCTACTATTAATCAGCATAGTGCTGATATTGCAGAAATTCAACAGGAAATAAGTGGTGGAACAGTGGACGAAAAATATATCAATTTTATGATGGGTAAGCCGAGCAATATTTCTTCGCCCTATGGGGAAAATTCTTCTTTTAAGGGAAATTTAATTCAGGATTTTATGTCGCTTCCGAACCCAACGACTGGAACAAATACTTATACTTACACTCTGTGGTCTGAAACTTTATCTGGAGAGAAAACTAAAGGGTATTTAGAATCTATCTACATTCCTAACTTTACTATGCCCGCCAGAAGTTCAGGGGTGGCAAGAGCGAGAATTATTGTTTCATGCGATGGTAAGACCGCATTAGAACAATCTTTGTGGGTGGGCATTACATCATCGTCAAGTTCTGTTACTTCTAATTGTACTTTAGGAATTGTTTATCCTTATGCTTTTACCTCTTTAACTTCTGGTTATCAAGTATTAGCACAGCTACAACAAAACCCAGGGTTGGAACCAATTCTAATCCCATCTACACAGTCTGCTTTTAGTGTATTGGAATATTTTCCAAATAATAACAAATCAGATGTAAGTTTGAATTTTATTCAAGGTACTGCTGGAACTAATACCGTTATTGGCTTGTTAAATAACCCTTTTGAATTTAGTCAAAATATTACTGTTCAATTAATTTTTACTAATGTAGCAAGCCGACCGACAATTCCTACTTTGCAGGGTATTCGTAGGTATACAATCTCTTAATTAGGTGATAATAAATGTCATTAACAAAACCTATCATAGGCTCAATTAAAGCATTTGATTCATCGACTCAAAAAATAATTGAATTTATATCTCAAGCGGGGCAACAGGTTATTGGAAATACATTAGTCATCAAGAGCCAATTAACAGGAAATACAGTTTTTAATGATTATACTGAAACATTTCAGTATAATCATATTATCCCTGCTAATACTTTAACAAATGGAACATCATACCAAGCTACAATTCAAACTTTTGGTGTAGGTGGTGTTTCATCTCCTGTTTCAGACCCCGTTCAATTTCAATGTTTATCAACGCCGATTATCAATATCTCAAATCTACCAGTTTCATTGATAATTCAAGCCTCGAATTATAATTTCATTGGAGATTACTACCAAGCTCAAGGTGAGTTGCTACAATATTTCGAGTTTAATCTTTATGATAATAATGGTATATTGTTATCTACAAGTGGAGCAGTCTATTCTACAGATATTCAATATACATTTTATGGGTTAGAGGATAATACCGCATATTTCATTGAATTAATTGTCAATACAGTTAATGGAATGACCACTTCAACAGGACAAATTTTATTTAATGTCGATTATATCATTCCTGACTTTTATACAATTAATCAATTAGAAAATTTGTGCGATACTGGGCAAGTTCAAATTAGCTCTAATATTCATGTAATCGTTGGTTCATCTAATCCATCTCCTCCTATTTATATAGACGATAAAGAGGTGGATTTAAGAAAAGATGGTTCGTGGGTTAGATTCGAAGATGGATTTTCTATAGATAATGACTTTACTTTAAAATTAATTGGTAGAGATTTTAAACCCAATAGTAAAATTATTGAATTATCTGGAAATAATGGAAAGTTAATATTAAATTGGGTCGTTGATAACTTTACATTCGATGAAGAAAAAGCTTTTATTGAGCTTTATTGTTATAACGATGATTTAACAGAGTTTAAATACTATATCAAATCTAATTATATTCCAACACCAAATTCAACCGAAGATGTATTTGTGTGGTTAAGAAGAATAGATAATTTATATGATTTAAAAATAGAAAATATAGGAGTGGTAGTATGATAACTTTAGGATACAACTTCTTTTCTGACTCTGAAAGTTTATCTCCAACTCCAACAAATAAAATAACATTTAATTTCATTCAGCTACAAAATGGCATTTTTGATTATTTAGGCATTTCGAGAGATATATCGCAATCTTATAATACAGATAAGTTTGTATGGGATGCGAATACAATTTTAAATGCAGATTTCAACGGAAATTTAAACGCAGGAAATGCCTCTTTTGTAGTTGATGAAATTAGCGCTATTAGAATTAAAAGAAAGAAAAGAACTGACTTTAATTGGATTACTTTGAAAGAAATTAAAATCTCTTCTGTAGACGACTTAAATTTCATTTATTTAGACAATTATGCAAGTGCCAGAGAAACTTATGATTATGCTTTAGTTCCTGTTTATGGGCAGGAAGAGGGCGACTATTTAACCAATAGTATTTATAGTGATTTTAATGGACTATTTGTGGTTGATAAAGATAACAATATTCAATTATATAAAGAATGGGAAAATAATTCCAAACAACAAGTTCAACAAATTGGACAATTTATGCCTTTTGGAGAGCAATATCCTACAATTATTAAGAATGGTAAATTAAATTATAAACAGGGTTCTGTGAGAGCATTTCCAACCATCTCTAATTTGCCTCATGTGGATATTGACTTGGAGCGAAAACATTTAGAGATTATCAATTCTTTCTTTTCTAATGGTAACGCTAAAATCATGAAAGATAGCAACGGCAATACTTATCTTATTATGATTGTGGATAATATTAACCAATCAGATATAAAATCAATGGGAAATGCTCTTTCTTATATTGAATTTAGTTGGGTTGAAATTGGAAACGCAAATAGCCAAAAGGATTTGTATAATAACAATCTTGTTGACTATTTACAATAAAAGGAGTGATTTAATGGCTGCGACAGTTGATGTAACTCCGTGGGTGGCAACTTCTGAAAATTCATATGATTGGCTTAACTGGACAGATATTAGTGCTACTCATATGTTGGAAATTACAAGCATTTCATCAAATCTAATTCAACTTAAAAGTAATACTTGCGATTTTAGTTCTATTACTCAAGCTGAAAGAAAAAATATCGGACTGCTTTTATTTTCTCCTAATGTAGATATTGAGGGAAATAAAGGTTCGGTGCGTATTTCAATCGCTACTTTAAATTATTTTGGTGTGTTGTATAAATATAATGCAGGCTCTTGGAGTGTTTACGAAGATGGATTTAAAGCTGGGGCGTTATATGCAATAATGTATAATTATATTTATGGGTTTTTTGTAGTTTTAAATATATAAAGCGGAGGTGAAGTTATGTCAAATACTTATCCAGATTTGCCAAGAACAAGTTTCCCTGACAATATAGATAGTATTCCAGATTACTCAGATGTTTCTAATGCAAGCGAAGTTTCTTTGGTAAATCAAATTCAAGATTATATGTTGCAAGGCAATTTTAGGGCAGCCCAACAGTTATTGGCTCAAAATCCCTCTTTATATAATAAAATGATTAATGCCGATAAATTAAATACAAATAGAGATATTATTGTTGCATTGGAACGATATTTAAAAACAGATTACCAACAATATATTGAAGCGAAACAAGAAGCATGGGAAGTTATTGCCTCTGAATTAAAATATATTGGGGAATTTGCTTTTAATAAATTATACAATGTTAATAATATGGTTTCTTATACAGTAGATAATGTTGATTCTTTATTTATTTGTATTAAAGTAACGCCAACTACTGGCATTATTCCTACCAATACAGAATATTGGCGTCAAGTCACTATTAAAGGTGAAAAGGGCGATAGTGGTGTTGGTCTTGTATATGTAGGGGATTATTCAAGTCAAATAACATATCAGATTGATAACTTAATCTCTTACAATGGCGGTTTGTATGCTTCTAAAGGAAATAATAATAAAGGGTATTCACCAAATAATTCTAATTGGTGGACATTAGTATTAAAAGCTCCCAAACCTCAAACTTACATCATTGCTTCTACACAGCCATCGGGATTAGAAGTTGGAGATTTTTGGTTTAAATTGGTAGGTGGAACATCTTGATTAATTATCATTTTAGACAAGAATTAATGGAAGATATTCATATTGCAGAAAGATTATTGTGGACTAATTTCTGTCAGCTTCTTAACCAGAATAAATATGACGAAGCTCATCAAATATTAACTTCAAATCCATCTTTAATTGGTAAAATATTTAATGCAGAAAAGATTAATAAGCAGTCTGACGGATTAAAATATATAGAGGACAATATCAAAGATGGCGTTGATGGATTTTTAGAAAGAGCGTTGGAGGAGCAAGGAGAAAGATTTGCCAATTTTGAATATATAGGAGAATTTGATATCTCCGCACAATATTTAATCAACAATATTGTTTCATATCAGCATAAATCATATTTATCATTAGCAAATCAAAAAGGTATTGTTCCTGATATAAATAGCACCTCATGGGTGGAATTTAATTTTATTGGTGATACAGGATATGGTTCTGATTTAACATATGCTGGAACTTTTCAATCTGGTCAAGTTTATGAGAAAAATAATGTTGTAACAAGTGAAGATGGAAAATCTTTATATATTGCAAAAGACGGAAATCAGAATATTCCTTTAACTAATACGCAATATTGGACATTATTGTTTACTGTATCTGATGATATTGAAAAATTCAATTTATATCAAAAGCAAGCAGAATTAAAAAATCTTACTATTTGTGGACAGTTTATTTGTGGAACTCAAAAATGTGGAGAAAATCAATTATTATTAGACAATCAACCTTTAAGAAAAGGTAGAATATGGTTTGTTGTTTCGGGTTCTACAAGAAGAACTGTTACGGCTATTTGTGGCACTTTTAAATGTAATGAGAAAAAGTGTGGACAAGTAGAATATATTTAAGGATAAAAGGAGGATTTATTTTGGCTACTCAATATGTATGCTTGCAAAGAGCGACTTCAAGTACGGAATCTGATTATATTAATATAAAAAATTTACAATCTACCTTTACAGATGTTACTGTCAATTCTTCTACGGCAAGTTTAATTGACATAACCGTTCCTTATTTAGAAACGAGAGATTTTGATATTAGTGGCTTAATCGCATTTATTCCTAATATTGTAAATAACGCTGGGGCGAATATCACAATTAATGGTGTTACAATGCCTATGGTTACAGCTCAAGGAACTGCGATTGCGGCTGGTTTACTTAAAGGCGATGCGATGTGTTTGGGTAAAATATATAATAATAAATTTTAT